AGGCCATACTGCGTAAGTGTATAGTAGCTCCTGATTCGTTTAACTGATCATGTATCTTCTTTTCCATTTTCTTAGCTGCAACCATTGCAGGATGGAAAGACACTGTAGTAGGTCCTGTACCGTCACCCTCTATAATCTTTTCTGATACGGATGATAGTTTGTCCTTGAGAGGTCCTAGTCTTCTAGATAGATCTGCTAGAGTTTCACCTGGTTTTAACTCTGTTTCACCGTCTAATAAGAAGGGACTAGGAGCTTTACTCTGTGTAATACCTTTTAGGGCATCTCCTGCTGCATCTGCATTAGGATCTATATTAATATGTACTGACTCTGCAACACCGTCTGGTAACACAGAAGGATTAATAGTTAGTGGAAACTTGTTATTACCAAACAATACGTCAACTATCTGACCGTATGCAGCAAGTGTCTTAGTCTTAGTAACCTTAACAAATACACGAGACTTTTCTGTATCTGTAAATTGTACATCAGGACTATACAAACCACGGTAGTTACGATAGGCTCTAAGCCAACGTTCCTCATCACCCTGTCTTGCATCTTCAGAACGGTTAAAACGTTCCTCAACGAAAGCTACTACATCAGGTTTAGAATCAAAGATACTTTCTTTGCCGTCCTGTGCCGCCGTTACTTCATCTGTTTCAAAGGAGAGTTCATCCATATTTAGTATCCAAACTTGTTATCTGCAGCTTGAAAGCCACTTCGTTGTTTTGCTGGGTCAAAGTCCCATATAGAGCTACGAGGTCTTGTCATGATTCCATAACGTAATGCATCGTATAGGTGGTCTTCTGCGTGTGTATCTACATCCTCTGGGTTACGCTTATCCAAAGGCAGTGCAGGTATTTGTGTTATTGTGTTTGTACATGAAGCCATAAATACAATTCTTGGCTTTTCTGTAAACTCATCTACCTGTAACCTTCTGTGTATTTCGTTCTTACCTGAAACACGAGAACCTCTTGACCTATCTGATGGCCTCCAACGGCAACCCTTCTGGTTCATTTGCTCTGCAAGAGATGGACCTGTATCACCCCTGTTGTGCCATAGTGAAGAGTCTAATACTCCATAACGTATTGTACCATCGCCAGACTCTGCATCCATTACCATATCAGCTAAATCAGAAGCTGTAACTTTAGAGCAATAGAGTTCCCTGTATACAATGAGTTGTTCATCAGGGGCAACAGCGAACCAAATAACTCCTGTGTAGCTACCATAACCGTAGTCACAAGCTCGAAATTTTGTCCAGTTAGAAGGGATTGGGAAATCGTCAACAACGTGTATAGCTCTATTAAACTCTGGGAAGGCTGCACCTTCGTTTACGTCCCAATTACCTTCTAGTAACTGCTTTCTTTGGTGTTCTGGTAATGACAAAAGCATTGCTTCGTAGTCACCACTTTCAGCTAAGTATGGGTTGTCAAACAAACTAGCTGGAATAAATCGTCTTTTAAATAAAGGTTCACCTGCTTTACTGTGTCCTGCAGGGTATCTTATAGTCTCACCTGTCTCTACGTTAGTAGCCCAGTAAGACTTATTAGCAGGAGCAGGATCGATAAACATCTTCTTAACCCAAGAGTGTCCACTACCACCTGGGTTTGTCGTTCCACGCATATACAAACCAAGTTTATCAGAGTGTGCAGATCTCAAACGTGATCTCATATAGTCCCAAGCGTAAGGACTAGACCACTGTGTAAGTTCGTCGAATCCAATCCAGTTAAAAGCCTGACCTTGGTAGCGTGTAACATCGGTATCTTTATCCAGATAAGACATCCACAGTCTACCACCTTGAGGAGAAGTCCACTGAGACTTGCGTTCTGACCATTTGATCCCTGGTATTGCACGAGGGTATAACTCCTGTGACTTTTGTATTAACTCTCTTAGTTCTTCTGTAGTATGACGTACAAGTAGACCACTAAAGTTGGGATCATTTAGCCCATGAAGAGGGTCTGCAAGCATGGCATAACTCTTACCTCCACCTGCTGAGCCTCCATATAGTACTTCACGTTCTGAAGCAGATAGAAACTCTGATTGAGGACCAGGGTTAGGCTTAAAGACTACCTCTTGTGCTTCTTCAACATTAAAAGGTTCAGCTTTAACCTGCGCTGGGCTTGTCTGTATCGGTGTCGATGGTGTAGTATCCTGTGACACCTTTTTCGAGCTTTTCGATTTCCGCAAGGGTTTCTTCGAGCCTTTTGGCAAGCTTGCGTTTAATGTTAGCTGCTTTTTTACGTCTTCGCTCAATGGCTATTCTTTTCTTTAGTCCTGAATGGGATATAGAGCGACCTGTCTGTGTTGTTAGCCAGTTTGCCACTTCCCTGTAACTATACTGCTTTAAGTGCTTCTTGGCAAGTATTAATGCTTCAAGCTCATGAGGTATAGGTTGAAACAGTTTCTCGTTGTCTGGATCAATCTCATAACCAAAGGGTACGACACGAGCCGCTACTCTAACTACAGGATGCCAAACCTTATCGCTCTTTTTAGGTTTAGGTAGTTCCCAGAAACCAAAGTCCCTGTCATAGTTGTAGTCAGACAAGGCTACTCGTTCTTACCCTCTTTAGGTGGAAGGTAGAATATACCCCCACCAGAAGATGATACATCTACTTTTTCGACTTTACCCAACCCTGCACGGTCAAGTAAATCTTTTGCAGCAGCCATTTTATCTTTGATGCCAAGCTCCGTAGGGTCTGATAGAGCGCTAACCATAGCCATAGCAGCTTTCGGCGCAGTCCTAGAGAAGTACGAACGGGTAGCTTCGGAAATTTCATCCTTGAGAGATTCGACAATAAGTCTTGTAGGTGTATTTTCACTGTATCCTGCTATCTTTTTTGCTGAAACCACGTCTCCACCTGCCTCGTCAAACAAGACCTCTAGAAACTTTTGTTGGTTTGGTGTTAAATTACGTGCCATAGGCTTTCCTTATAGTGGTTTGTCCACAAGAGTATCATATGCTTTCCATATGTCATCTATTTCAGTTTGGTATTCGTCAAGCTTATCACCCAGACTATCAGTGATCCCAGTTGATCTCTCAACTTGACTACGTAAGTCAAGCAAGTCTTTCTGTTGTTCCAAGATTGTTTGCATTTGTGTGCTAATTGTTGACAACCTTGTGTTAAGCCCTCTAACGTCATTATCTGCTACCGCCTGTTCTATTGCTTGAATACGAGAACTAAGATCTGCTTCCATATCCTGTGATTTAACTGTTAAGTCTGCATAAGCACTTTGTATATTTACATTCAGATCAGATTCAACTGTTTGAATGCGTGTACTTAGTTCGTTAGACTTAGAGCTAAACTTACCTGAAGCTTGAACTACTGTCTCAATACCTGATTCTACAGCATAGAACCTTTGTAGTGTGTCATATCCATAATATATACCGCCACTAAGAGATCCTAGTATTGGCAGGGCAGCAGCTATGTACCACCCTTTAAAAGTAAACCCACCAACTTTAACTTCTGCATCTTCTATCATAATATTTCCTACATGTTAGAGGAAGCTGACCCGTGTTGCATGATGTAAGCTCCTGCGCCATATACATCGTCTGCATCTTTCATATCGTTAGTAAGATAACCAGACCAACCAGTACCAAAACTTGATTCATCCCAAGCTATTACAAACTGATCTATGTCCTGCGTGTAAGTGATAGCTGTGTATGTTCCAACCATTATGTTATTAGCCGCAGTGTAATTATCTATACTTGTAGTCAACTCCGTGTTGTTAGCTGCAGCCATGAAAGCACCTGCTTGTTGAGCATACTCTGCTACTGCATCAAGTGCGTTATTATAGTCGTCAACTTCAGAAGCGTCAAGACTATATTCGTCTGTAGCCATCATCTCTTGTAATGCAACTTGTTCTGGCTTCGTATCTGCTTCTGCAGCAGTGTCAGCAACGGATGTAGCAGTCATTAATACAGATGTAGCATCACCGAGTACATCAACCGCCGCAACTAAGTTATTCATAGCCGCAGTATGTTCTTGAATAAACAACTGATTCGCATTTTCTGCTGTAGCATAGTCATGATTCATAACTTTACTCTTAGCATCTAAGTAAGCGCCTAGCATTGCCGAAGTTACTTTAGCACCGTCTAATGCTCCGTCAACAATAACACCACCAACTTCAGCATATCCTACTGCACCAATACCTAAGTTCAAAGATAGTTGTAACCGATTGTCTATAATATTAATAGAATCAATCAGTGACTGTATCTTCTGATCCCCCGTCTGATTGTATTCGGGTGGTGGAAGTGACTCTGCGAGTAGACCTGAACCGTTCACTAATAGAGCGAGTATCCCTGCTGTTGTTAGCAATTTCTGCTTCATTGATTTCATTTGTTAAATCCTCTCCAATTCTTAATAGACTGTCCCAAAACTCTTTATCTTCTTCATACCCCACAATAAACGCTTGAGGATTTTCTCTATATTTATCTACTGCATCCTTACCCATCAGTAGCTTACCAGTTAAAACATCCATGATAGGGCAGGGCGTACTGGCTAAAAGCATGGCCTTAAAAACATCGGGATCACCACAGATTGTAGATATCCCAGAAACTTGTAAACCAAGACCTCCTATCTGTTGTGGAGTCCCTAAAAGTCTAGCGTTCTTGCGTCTGTTACAGTATTCATCTTGTACCATTGCACCCTGAGATAAACCAAACAAACTTACCTGAAAACCCAGAGTGGTAGGCATTAAACAAGAATCGTTTCCACCACCACCCATAACTGTAGGAGCGATACTGGACATCACAGGAGCTTTTTCCCCAGCTCCCGTTGCATTATAATTATTAGTTTCACTTGTAGAAGAGTTATTACTGTCTACAGTTGAATCTTGATAGTTATTACTGAAGTCTCCAGTAACATCATTGCTCTTTGCACTTGTCGCCAAGAACGTCTGTAAGATCAGAGTCCATACACATAAGTTGAAGTGCAGCAGAGTCTTGACCGATGAGAGATAAGGTTTGTGCATCTAAGTTCCGTTGACATTTCTTATTATCAGGAGGACAAGAGAGAGGCATTACTATTGATTGAGTACTACAAGCAGTAGTTATACTTAGCAAAAATACAAATGCAAGCAGTATCTTAGTCTTTGTTATAGTACCTGTGTAAGATATCACCACGAGTAATGCCTATATCCCTTAGTTCTCTGTCTGTTAGGTGGTTTAGTAAGTATAAGTCTGCACTAGCTTGTCGAGACTTAATAATGTGTTTGTTTACGCCTGAAATAGCTGAAAATATTGATTTTAACATGTTTGTATACCTTTATACGTTTAAGACTACCCATTGTAGCCTTTACGCACACAGTTATACTGATATGTAGTTGTTCTTATACAGATAATTCTGCATACCCGTTACCCTACAGGTACAAACGTCTCTGTTACTGTTAATATTGTATCAATATGCCCAGCGCTGGACGGTAATATCTGTATTTTGTCTCCAGGTTGCAGTATTAAGTCTATATTAGGGAAAGATATGTAGTCACTGTGGGTAATAGCCTTAGCACTTAAGAAGTGAGACGTATAATTAGTTGAAGCAACATACCATTGTACTGAAACAGTGTTACTTCCGCTAGTAGCACCATTAACAACGTGTATAAACGTTACTTCAGCAGTACAATTAGCAGGACATACATACACATCTTCTACAGATGTACCTGTATTGTGTCCATAAACAGACTTCATACGTGCAGGTTTACCTAAATTGTTTAACGACATGCTACCACTTTACCTTATTTGCCCAGTAAGCTGCGCTCATCTTACCTTTTTTAATGTTTTTACCGTGTCTAGCCTTAAATGAAGCACGTTTCTTCTTCATCTTATCCGATTCACCTGATTTAGGCTTACCTGCAGTGCTTGCACCCTTCTCACCAAACTTAATATACTTGTACTTACCACCCTCAGAAGCCATTACGTGATGTGATTTACCACTATCGTCGTTTAAACGTTGAGGTTTATTAACGCCTTTTAACCCAGCGCTCTTCATTTTAGTTTTGACCCGTTCAGGTATAGCCATTATGCTTTCCTCGTTCTTCCAGACGCTGTAGTAGACCATTTGACTTTCTTAGAGCCAGTCTTCTTAGCCGCTTCTTTCTTAGTTATCTTACCTGCTACAGCTTTTGGCCTACAAGCAGGGTAGGGGCGTTTAGACTTAGAAGCAGATTTACGTCCACAAGGCTTACCTGTCTTAACGTCTACCCACTTCTCACCATGCCATTTACCTAAGCCACCCTTCTTAGGTTTTTTTGCTGACTTTGTTTGCTGTCGAGCCACTGTACTTACCCCCTCTTTTCTTGTATTCCTTTACAAGCCAAGATGATGCATACGCACTAGGCCATACTTTAAACTTCTTCTTAGCCGCAGCACGAACAGTAGCATACAACTTCTTATTGGTAGGTGTAGGAGACTTAGCCATAGTTAACCTTTATAAGATGCACCGCACTTGGCGTAGCCACCCTTGTTGTAACCCATCTTCTTAGTCATGCCACCCTTAGAGTAGCCTTTCTTATTTAAACACTTACCTGCTTTGGCACACTTAGCCTTAGTTGGACAGGTACTACAATTCTTAAAGTTAGGCATATTATCTCTTTCCTGCTTTGCTATTACGTTTAAAACTTCTGTTAGCCTTCTTAGTTTGCATACGAAGGTTTTCTTTATTGTTATTCTTAGGATTGCCATCCTTGTGGTCAACGTCCTTACCGTCACCCTTCTTAGCTTTACCTGCCTTAATCATCTTATTACGTGCAGCATTACGGGCAGCTCTCTTCTTCTTCTGTTCAGAAGTTTCTTGATAAGGCTGTTTGCTACGTTTCTTTTTCTTAGCTGTCGGCATAGGATCTCTTTCTATCAGGGTCTAACACGTCTTTACGGTCTAGTTTACCTTCAAGGTACATAGCTCGTTCTACGTGGTCTAGGGTATAACGTATTCCAGTGTCTGCTTCTATTGCAGCTCTAACGTAGAATACGTCACTCATAGGAATGTGTACACGTTGGAAGGCTCTAGCATCATTTCTAGCTAAGGCAGAGTAAAACTCTTCCAATATGTTTTCACATGCATATAGTTTTATTGGTTTGCTTGGCATTGTCAACACATAATAAGGGAAGGAAGCCGATATGTGTCGCAAACTACGTATGAGGAGGTTTTGGGAGGAGAGAGTAACACGTAGAGTGTGACACATATCAGTAAAGTAGAGTAATACAAGATTATAGTTTTAGTTATTATTAGTATTACTGTAATACAAAGAGTTTACTCTACTCTAGAAACAGTGTCAACCCTAGAGTTATAACTCTTAGAGTTTAAACATTTCCTATGTCCACTATCCTATTTGCAACACATTCTATATAGT